CTGATCTATTCCTACCTTAAACCTTACAGGAGGTCCATTCCAGAACGCTGCCATTCCACCAGTGACCGCCGTTGTTATCGGTATCCCTGACATGAACCCAGTCTGGAACTGTGGCACTACGTATAGCGGCCGCAGACAGTCGACTGGATATTGGTACTCGTAGGTCCAGGGTGGTGAGGGCTGACCCTTCTGCCAGGTATTCGTACCGGGGGATTGGTTCTCTGGTGTTCCTGGCGACGCTGTTATCAGCGGTAGCGGCGCTGTGTTGGTGGCACAGTTCCAAGGCGCGATCCTCAGTAACTCGTCTCGAAGGTTCGCATAGATCGTACTCGCCACCTGCGCTTCTGGCGAGTCTTGTGCCAGCGAACTGATCTGCTTCTGAAACCCTGTTTCAATCAGCGCTCTATTAACGAGATCTACGATTGTCGCCATTCTGTTGTCCCTGCATCTTCGCCCCAGCCACCCTGTCGAATGGCGAGGTCATCGCATCGTAACGACGATAAGGATATGGAATACCCAATGCCTGAATCCACTCAGGCGTCGGATCGCCAAGGATCAAGCTCTCAGTCCTATTAGCATACTCAGCCGCAGTGAACGTATCCTGTACATGCTGTTCGAGTAACATCTGCAACTGGAAGTGTCCGCTCAGCGCCATGACCAGCGCGCGCGCGAGCGAAGTGACTGCAAACCGTTCAAAGTAAGGGGGCCATTGCGTCGGATCAGCAATCCGAGCGGTATACACCAGCGTCCCGCCAGTGGGACCCTGATTAGTTAGTAAACACTCTACAGGCGTCACACCATCGCTGACCAGGACAAACCTCTGTGGTTCGCCAGCGAAGGCTGTTCCAGCCTGATTAACAGCACTATTCCCCACATAGATCGCCTTGATAAAGTCTGTTGGTAACGAGTACTCGTAAAGCCAGGGTGGCGGTGGCGATGATGTAGTCCATGGCGCGGTCGGCGCGACAGTTTTGATGGGAGAAGCTAGGGCGAACTGTCTCCTTGCGAAGTTCCAGTTCGCCATAGAGTGACACCAATCCATGATCGCCTGATAGCACAGATTAGCGTTACTAGCCTCGTTCGAGCCATCAGTCAACGAGGTTATCGTTGATCGAGTACCAACGAGTTGGAGGGCTCTGTTGGCGATATCAGTTGAGGAGGTCATGCTCGCTCCTACACGCTATGGCTCACGATGGTCACGTCAGCGCCGGTAGTACCGTTGGATAGCACGACAAAGAACCCAGTCTGGAACCCCCAAGGGGCAGCTGTTTGCGGACTGGGATTGCTTCTGGAGACATCAATCACCGCAATAACCGTGCCGGTCGCGTTGAGGCCGTCATAGCAAGTCATGGTGGCGCTGCCAGTGGCGACCGCATTTACCGAGATGCCCGTGATCCAGCCGGCACCGGTACGAACAAGCGTGCTCGAGCCGCCGGCCGAGCCAGTAAGATGCGTGAGCGTACCTCCAGGATTCGGGTTCGGCGCGATCCAGACCGGCTGTGCACTACCACTGGCTTGAACTGACGTTGGCATCATGGGTTTGCCGGCAACGTTATCGTAGCCATCCCCACACCAATCACTAGCCAGCACTACAGGCCACACATCAGTAGCTTCAGGCGCTTGTCTATGACAGTGCATGACACCTATAGGATCGGTAACTACATAGAAGCAGTTGCTGCAACTGTTAGCCACTAGCGCTGACTTCCCTTACGACGAATTTCACCGTGAAGTCCAACTCCGCCTCCCTCTCGAGGGCGTGCAGCTTTTGGCCCTTGAACTCCACAGTTGCCGTAATTGTCTCCGCCAAGGCCGGGACCACGATTGGAGATCGAAGTTGGTCCTTGAGGGGGATCATATCCCATAACATCCCTAGCAGATTTAATTCCACCTGACTTGGCTCGTCTGACTTGAGGTTTGCTGACATCTTTTCCATACTCCGATAGAATGTCTCTAGCCATGTTGACTCCCTTCCTCCCCCTCATTTACACCGCCCTTACGGACAATGCCAGGAGCACCTGAGGTCGTAGCCGGGTTGCTATACTTCCCCTGGCTCCCAGCATTGCCGTAGTTATTTCTTTCCGCGAGGCCTGGACCGCTGTGGCCGAACGTGGTGGGTCCTATCGGAGGAGAGTAGCCCATAACGTCTCGAGCCTGCATGACCCCGCCTCGACTTGCCCTTTCCTTTTGAGGGTTGCTGCCGTCTGGACCGAACTCGTTCAGGATGTCTCTTCCTTTTTCCATGAGCTATCTCCTTTCCATCAGCGTGACCGCGCGGCCCGCGTAGGAGGGGACTCGTCAGACTCCGATGCAGCGGCCGCCTTGGATGCTGCTGCTTCCTCCTTTACGCGTTCAGCATTCTCTTTTGCGTCTCGCTCGGCCTGTCGAGTGTTCATCGCTACCAGTTCCTTGACGAACGATGCAGCAAGCGCTGCCGTTCCCAAGTAATCCCTCATTAGATGCGCAGCACTCACTAGATAGAACGCCCGCTCCACATCCTCTTCAGCCTTGTATTCCTTTGGATCTTTAGCCATGTTTGGTCTCCTTTGGGTTGAATTTCAACTGTACTCTTAATGTCTCCCTTGTGATCCTCCTTTATGAGTTGCCACGCTACAGCCAGGGGCTTTATAACCCCTGCCCTTATACATCTCCTCCTTCTTATAGAAGGTGGCCGCGCCGAGTTGAGTCGTATAAGCCTCACTAACCTTGTGAGGTATTGGCTCAACCTTCGGTTTGTAGACTTCTCTACTTGCTTTGCCTTGTTTCATTTGGCTTCTCCTTCAACTTGGCGTTCTCTGCCAAGAGCTTTGCGACCTGGCCTTTCAGGTCATTGAACTCCTGGAATGAAACAGCAACGTTGGATACCTTGTCTACTGGCTGAGCCTTCGATAAGGCATCGATCTGTCGCTGAAAATCATTCAGGATAGACTGAGTAAAGTCACCTGGAAGCGAGTCAATGGGATGTCTGCATGTCCTCTTAACTTCCTCGCTCATAAGGTCAGCTTCACCATCTAGTGGCTCCATATCCAACGTTGGAGCACCAACGAAGATATGGTCCTTTGGAAGGCCTTTGCCCTCATGACAGACGATACAGTCACCGTCTCGATTACAATCACCAGGGGACTCCGGATCGAAGTACCGTGGCACATTGAAACGCTTTACGGCTCGGCGACCAGTATCTCTGCTCGTCTCTTCATACGCCCACTCATTATCAGAGGAACCATCCAATCTGGTGGTCCACAGATAATGAGGTCTAAGTAGTCTCCATCTTGCCATTGTCTTTCTCCTTTGGCTTCTCGAGGAACCTCGTGTGATCCCATCGGTTCTCTGGGTCTGCAGCCATCTCCCGACGTATCTTCTCGAAGGCTTGACCATCGGTATGGAGTTTATTCAAAAGCTGTCTGTACCGATCGTCACATCTCTCAATCTCTCGATTTACATGCTGTGGAACTGGCTGACCAAGGTTCTCATACATGAAGCGTACATCGTGAACGTCGTGATAGTAGTTCATGAAGCGCCGCATCTTCTCCGGTATTTCAGATTCAGCCTCCTCGACCATAGCATGAACGAACTTCTGAATTTGCTCATAAGTCCGCTTCTGCTCAAATGCGACGCGCTCGAGCAAAGCTATTACCTTATCAAGTCGTTCTTCTGTCATTCTTCGTCCTCCGATAGGCGCTTCTTCTTGCGCAGGATTCCGGTGCGTTTATCGGCCTGATTGAACTCTTTGGCGACTGATTGCGGCACGCCAGTACGCTTGGCTGCGCCCTTGTCGTGGGCGACCATTGCCATGAACCGCGCTTGCTTTTTTGATGTGCTGGGCATTAGGGTTCCCTAGTTCAAGTAAGTAAACGTATAGGGCGGTTGGGCGATGACGTTATTCGAGCACAGGAACGGCGTAGTGGGACTGAACGACGGGACCATTGCGCCGCCAACATCCCTGTCGGCCTGGAACAACGCAAGATACTTTTGTTGAAGGTGTACTTCGCGGATGATGAATGTTTCCGCAGTGGTACAACCCGTCTGCGTGCCGGCCAGTTGCACACCAAGTCCAGGGAAGAACAGATCAGGAGGGGTGGTCGAAGCTCCGGTAAACATGGCGAACGGCGAGTTGCTTCGGATGTTCCACAAGAATGTAGATCCCATACCATTGCTCGTGCCGATATTCTGCCCGTAGCTGAAGCCAACTCCGCTGTTGCTGACAAAGTTATAATGGAACGGCAACCACTGCGTTGGACTCGATGCGGGTGTGTTGCCGACATTGCCAGCAACGCGAGAGATGTAGACCACACTGACAGAAGTTACGAGATCACCTTGGGCATAGGTCGTCCCGGCATTGAACGCTGGCGCATTAAGGTTCCAGCCGCATACCCGGTACATCTGCCCACTCCACAACAGCGGATAGTTGACGTTGAACAAGCCGCTCGAGAGCGTAATTGCTGGCAGCGTACCGGCGAGAGTAACCAATTGCAGCGGCGTGACGCACGGGGTGGTCCACGGTGCGGGGCGCACGCCCCAATATGGCCCGCTGTTCCAGCTGACTGTCCTGTCGCCCTGATCGTTGTCGCCAACGAAACTGCCAGCAGTAAGCGAGTTCATAGAAAAACCTTGCCAGGGCGTCATTTCGTACCGGCCTGTACCGAATGCTGCGCTGCCGTTATCGCCATAGCCGGTGAAGTTGCCGACAGTGGCGCGGCTGGCAGGATAGCGAAAATTGAAATTGCCGAATGTGCCGCCTTTCACGAAGATCTGCGCATTGTTGGAGCCGCCTTGGGACGATG